ATGGAGCTGAGTGCAAATTCGGCCATTGCTATGGCAACAAGTCTGATGATCTGCTCCATTGTTCCAAATCCAACTTTGGCCTGCTCAATAAGGGCAACAAAGCGGAAGAAGGAATCCACAACAAAGACGATGGACTTTGCAAGACCACCACCGATGCTTGCAGCAAAACCACTCACCGCTTCTTTGTTCTCTTCGAGCAACTCCAGCACCACCACCAGTGATGCTTTTGCTGTGGAAAAGAGATCTGCATCACCAACATCTTTCGCAAAGACCGTGAATTGATCTTTCAGCGTGGAGAATAATCCATTGAAGGTTTGTGCAAGCTTTGCAGTCCCACCAGCAATCTTGTCATTGGTTTCCAGTGTCTTGACCAATGCTTCTCTGAATTGGTCTGCAGTCATCTCCGCTGTGGACATTCCTGCAGTCACCTCGACCATTGCAAGAACACCCTTCTCCCGCAACTGATCTGCAGCACCTGCACCACCAGCAAGCGCTTTCCCAACTGCATTCGCAGCTTCAGTGACATCCATCCCCATTGCACCAGCGAGATCCATCACCCCACCGCGAACACGGGTTGCATTCACTCCAAAAGCTTCCAATGTGGCTTCAGCTTCTACCAGACCATTGATGCTGAATGGAGTCCGTGCACTGAGTTCAAACAACTCTTGGACTCTTGCTTTCCCCTGATCCAGACCACCAAGCAATCCACCAAGACGAGTCTCAAAGCTTTCAAGGTTCGCACTGGTTTTGATTGCCAATCCACCCATGGTTCCAAGCGCAGCACCAACAGCAGCAGCTGCAGCAGCTGCAGCGGTGAATCCCTTTGCAAGCTGTGCAGTGCTTTTGCGTCTGTTCTTGTCTTCTTTTCCACCTCTTTGATTCTCTTTTCGGAGATCTGTTAGGCTGTCTTCAAGTTCATCTGCACGCTGTCCTGTCAGCTGAAGATTCTTCGACATCTGATCTTCAAGCTTCAGAAGATATTTGATGACATCCTGCTCAGCCATAGAATCAATCCTTCAATACAACCACAGGGAAGACGGGCATGGAGTCAGCATTGATTCTCTTCATCAGCTGTGCAGCTGTTGCATCAGCTTGTTGAATGCATGCGAATGCAAGACTGATCTCCCAAACTGACATCTCAAGAACCTGTGCTGGATGCATGTTGTAGGTCTTTGCTATTTGATGCAAGACCAAGAGACTGTCTGGATTCTTCTCGAAAGGCTTGCAGCCTCTCAACTGCTGCACCTCCATCAGTCGCCAGGGACAAGCATTCTGTGAACAACTCATCGGCGATGTTGTTTGGAATAGATCCAACCCACATCACACCATTCTCTGCATCAGACTTGTCTGAATCCAGAACGACTTTCACGTTCTCAAATTCATTGGTGTCTGGATTCCCAACAGCAATCAATCCAGCTGCAACCACTGCATCCTTCAATCTTGCCATTGTTTTCAGCTTCTCTGCAGACTGTGAAGACATCAGCTTTTGGACCTGCTCTGGAGTCATGTCATCTGATGATCCAGATGCTCCTTCCAGTCCTTGACTCATTGCAAGTGCTGCATGCCCGACTTCTGCAAGATCCGCACTGCAGATCTTCTTCAGTCTCCATATCATTGGCCCAATGTGGATCTCCTTGATCGCACTGTTCTCAATCGCTGCAAGTAGTTGTCCCATGTAATCTCCTGAATTTTGGGATTGTTATTATCAGCCAGAATGCACAGCACTTGGTGCTTCATTCTTCACTTCAATCTGTGTTCCAAGTGCAAGACCCGCTGTCCCATCACCTTGTCCGCGCAGTGTCACACTTGCAACAATCAGACCAGATTCCGAGATCTCATCTGTGTATGACTCAATGTATGCATTGTTCAGAGAAAACTTCATTTCACGCTCATTCCCACTGGACAGTCCATTGTTGAATGTGATGATTGCATCATCTTCATCATCACTGATGAATTTCTGATAGGTTGCATCATCTGTTTCAAAAGACACAGTCATGGTCACGCTTCTGAAGTCAGACTGAACTGGTTGCTTGGTGGTCAGTGATCCAAGGCGCATTCTTTCTGCAAGACCGTTCTCAATTTTATATTCGAAATCAATCAGAGTGAAGTTCTGCGATTTGAATGACAGCGTACCGGCATGGTGATGCAGCACCAGATTCTCATTGGTTGGATCTGTGAACACAAGTGATGGACTGCTGTGTCTTGCATTTCCAGATGAAGAAGTGCTTGTCTCACCAATGAGATCCATGCTCATTGTCATGTGCTCACCAGCTGCAACGGAGCAGGTGAGATTGTTGACCACTACACCTTCAAACCGTTCATAATTGTCAGATGTACCACGCTGCAGAAAGAGTGTGTTCCCCTCTATTGGAACATCTCCCATGGTGTATGTGTGGGTGTTGGGTGTACCTGCAGATGTTGCAGCTTCACCAAGTGCAGCTTTCAAAAAATAACCGCAATTGTCATAAGTGGCCTCCAGCTCCAGCACACCTGTGGAGGAGTCCTTTGACAAGTAGTGTGATTTTCGGAGACCAGCTACGCCCACAACTCGCAGATTGGGACGTGGAACCTTTTCAATCTGTCGCAGCATGGTGCAACTGATGATAGGTCGAGTGATTGCAGCTTCTGCTGCTGGTGTTCCATATGTGGATTCAGGACCGATTCCCACAAATGAGTTCCGTCCAAAATAGGATGCAGTTGGCATGGTTAGTCTCCAATATCAAGATGGATGCAAAGCAAGATTCTTCACCAGCAGTGTAGCACGCTGGTCCAAAATACGTACATCACCGGCATCATCCACCAATGCAAACGTCATTATGATCATGTATCTTTTCTCATGATCTCCTGCTTTGATTGGCATCGAAACGATGTAGTCAGGGAGGATGTGGATCATGTTCAGCACGGTCATTGCTGCTGTTGTGTCGTTCCCATCCTGGTCGAAGATTTGCGCTTTCACATATGCTATTTCTTCTTTTCTCTTTGATCGCTCATTGGGACGTGCAAGCCGCTTCACACAGTTGCTGAGATCCCAATATATGGTGGTATCATCGGCAACAGGTTTCCTGATTCGATGATCTGGATAGAGCTGATCTGCAGTGGGTGCTGATGCTTGCAGAAGAAATGTGGTGTCCGCTGTTCCTGGTTCATCCAGTGAAATCAAACCATTCTTTGCAGTGTTCACTGTGATGTTGGTGGAGTTATTCGCTCCAGATGCAAGATTGCTGGTGTCGTTACCCCAATAGAGGAATGCACCAACAGATGAAGATGCTGCAGCGTTAGAACCTCCATACAATGTTCCAACATTGTGATTGGTGTCATCAATCTGGATGGTCATTGTGCGATTGTCCAGCGATGGTGTCCCATCGAAAGCCCAATTCAAGAGCGTTCTTCCATCAGCTGCAGTGATCCTGACATCATTGAAAGTGGTCAAAACATTGTCCCAAAAGCGTCCCATGGCTGGTGGTATGGGAAGAACCACTTCGGGAGATGTCGCACCTGAGATATTGCCGTCTGTATGGTTCGCAATTGTTATGGGGTGTCTATACAACCATGATGCTCCCAACCATGCCATCATGCACCTCTCTGTTCAGCATATTCAATGAATAATTGGATAGTTCCAATACCATAGCCGGGAAGCTGAACCTGTTCACCATCATATGCTGTCACGTCAAGTTCCACATCACGTCCAATCCCGTTGACGTCTGGATCTGCTTCAATTGCTTTCATCACATCACTGACAGCATCCAATGCAGCCATCACTGCATTCTCTGGACCTTCTGCTGTACGTGGAACAAAGACATCAATCTGAACTGTCAGCTCACGATCATAGTTGCGCAGAAGCGTTCTTCCAGCATTCCTGCTTGATTGAATGCTGAGTGGATTGATGTATATACCCGGAGCACGTGGTGCAGATCCGATGTGACGCGATCCGATCACCACAGAATCAGCTGTGCTGAAGTTGTAGTTGTAGCTTCCAGATCCATCAATCCCTTGAAGATTGCTTTTGATTCTGTTCAGAATGTTTCTCTCTGTGCTACCCATGACGCAACTCCGCACCAAGCAACGGTTTCAACTCCCGTCCAATCTCGCGTCTGACTTTGTTCACAGCTGGCTTCAGATATGGTCTGCGATCGATTTTCACCCTTTTCCGTAACAGATAGAAGACCTCTCCAGTCATCTGATGCACAAGCACCATCTGTCCTTTCCTGGTTTGCGCTGGTGCAAGTGGATCTGGAACATCTCTGACGCTTGCATATCTCTGCACACCCGAACCAGTGAAGAGACTCTTGTGAATCGGAATGGTCAAGAACTTCCCTTTGACTGGTCGAATCTCCCCACCTTCTTCATGAATGCGTGCATAGCTGACACCCTTCTTTCGTCCACCAGCTTGGAGTGTCAGGATGATATTCCCCTTCTCATCTGCAAGTGGCTTTGCGGAGATGCTGGAACGCAATCGACCACTTCTCACATTCAGCACACGTCCTGCATTCAGCTTTGCATACTTCTCCAACCGTGCAGCCTTTCTGATTGCATATCGATTCAGAGACCGAAGAATGTCACCTTGTGACTTCTTTCGCATCAATTCAGCGAGATCACTTGGTGTGATGTCAGCCATCTATCCAATCCAGCTGGTGGGAAGTCGATATGGTGACAGTGCTTCTTTCACTTCTGGAAGCAGTGACAGTGACATCAGTGCTGCAGTCTGTCCTGCGCTGCTGACATTTGTTTTCCCAATGTGTCCACGCCCTTGGAACCAGTGTGCAACTTGCAAGCATGCTGCGTGCTCAATGGCTTTGGGCATGGTTGCACCAGAGTATCCCGCTGTGTAGATCACACGGATTGCACGTGGTGCATCAGAGAACGCTGAATCTTCTTTGTCATTTCGGAGCACCAGACGACCTTCCACCCCATACAGAATGAAGTTGTCTGATGCAATCTGATCTGTGGTGTCATCATAGTGCTGATCTGGATCATCAAAGAGAGAAGTGATTGACACTGCTGGTCTCACAGTCAGCATCAATTCTCTTCCGTTCTTGCCATCAATCGCGCCATCGAAATATTCATTATAGGTGCCGACTTCAATAGACAAAGCACCAGATGACTGTTCAGGGAAGCCCATATGTGCTGCAGCAAGCGCATCAAATCTGCTGATCAAAGTATCAATCAAAGAATCTGACGCATCACCACTGAGTGTGGGGATGTAATCGCGAGCAGTCGCAGCTGAGATGACAGCCATTGGTCACCCCACGTCAGAACCAGATTCAGCCTTCTTGGACGCTTTCTTCTTTGGTGCTTTGACCGCAACAAGCCAACATGGAAGATCTGCATCTTTTGCAACATCTAAAGCACGCACTTCACCGGCTTCCCAATGATTACCCGCTGGATACGTACCTGATTGAAGTGCTTGATACATCATGATGTGACCTTCTTCTTGGGTGCTTTCTTCTTGGGTGCTGCTTTTTTCTTTGGTGGTGCCTTCATCGCTTTGTTCACTTCTGGCTCACCAACAGCAGCAGATGCACTGCTGACATCCTCAAAGACATCCCCAAACGTCTTCAGAAGATAATCAGCAGTGCGCTGCGACACCTCCCGCTGCTCTCCCTTGAACCACCTCTTCTTGGTTTCTGGCATCCCTCCCGAAAAAGATCCCAAAGGTGAATCAGATTTCACAGCAAGGATTGGCATCAGACTCTGACCTTGGTGAAGGCGCACACCACGTGAACCTTCAGATTTGCTGTTCCGGTCTTTGTTGCTGTGACCTTCAACACATCTGTAGCGCCAAATTCCAACGCAGATCCAGCTGTGCTTGTGACGCTGATGGACTTGGCCGTCTGCGCTGCGAGAGCATTTCCAGACGCGCTTGTGTCGTATGACGTAGCAACGCTGTCAGAACCTTGACTGAATGCAATCACATATTTGTTCGATCCGTCTTCAGAGAGCGCAGCGAATGGAACCATGGTGATGCTTTCGAGCTTGTATTCTCCAGCTTGACCGTGACAGATACCCGTGTCGATTGTGGCTGATGTATCGACAAAAGCCGAAACAGAAATGGATTCTTGAACTGACATGGTGTGACTCCCTATGTGGTGGCGTCGATGTTGATCATTGCAGTGATGTTCTTCTTGGTGTCATCATCGATGCTGAAGAAGGTTTCACGGACAGTGGAGACAAGAGAATGCACACCACGTGTGATGTCCTTGTCCACCTCCACAGTGGCTCCGCGTCGTGCACCGATGCGGTATCTGTCGCGATTGACGATGAGCATCATGGTCTTTCCACCACCAGATGATGTGTAAAGACCAGTGGATTGAAGATCATTGTCAATGAAATCACTCAGGATGATTGGACATCCGAAGACTTGTGCAAGTTGGTTGCGATCCACAATGGTGGGCTGTGGGAATTTCTCCATGGTCAGAACTTGTTCCATGTTCGCCAGCTCCAGAAGATATGCTTCTGGTGATGTGATGATGATCGCCGACCCTGTGGTGCCATGTGGCGCATCCAGCTTTGCAAGATCTGCAAGAAGAGTGGAAGCGCTGAATGTTGCACGGTTTGTCGCATTGTTTGCAAATGATGCATTGATTGCATGCTTACGCAAACCATCCCATGCACGGCGGTGATCAGCAGATCCACCGAGACCAGATGCCCCCCATCGTCCACGGATGTTCCAGCTTGCCAATGCACTATCGGGGTGGGTACCCGTCGAGCCATTCAAAATTGCGTCTTCTTCGCCATCGACCAAAGCAGACAGAAGTTCTGCGCGGATCGTGGGAAGCACTGCAACCAAACTGTCTTCTTCAGCGTCGTCAGCTACCTGTGCACGCACTGCAAAGCCAGTTGCAGTAATGGTGCGCTGTGCAGTCACCATGCTGCTGCTGGTGTACTGTGCAGGATCATCTGCAGCTGCTTGTGCTTTGATGTATGGTCGGAATCCAGTTGAAAGGAACGGAAGCAGTGTGGTCTTCGATGGAAGATCCATGGTGTCGAAAGCTGCTGCGAGTCGTCGAGCACTTTGCAGATTCCGTTCAAATTCTGGAAGCAGTGGTTGTGGAATGAATTCGGTTCCCACAGTGCTTGCATCCGTGAAGATACGCTGCACTTCAACAGGTGCCTTGGATGCAATCTCTTGCACCTTGGCAAGACTCTTTGGTGCACCTTTCGGTGAAAGAGTCTTCACCATGGTGTACTGTTCCACAGCCTTCTGCAGTTCATGTTGCCAATCACAGACGGGAGCATCGTCCAGAAGTCCAGGCATGTAGGACTTGGTGCTTGTTGCTTCACCCGTGGAACGCACAGAACCGTCTTCACGCACATACTTCTTCAGATCAGCATTGCTACCAGATGCAGCAGAAGTCTTCCGTTCTTCGAGTTCTGACAGACGCTTGGAGATCTTGCGCAGATCAGCTGCTTTGCGCTCCATTCCTTCTTTCAGGTTCCGGTTTTGTCGTTTCAGATCCTTCTGTGCTGAATGAATATCGTGCAAGGCTTTGCGCGCAGATTCAGCATCAGACAGATCCAGCTTGGTGTTCATGATGGGTTCAGCCATTAGATGTCTCCTGATTTATAACCAGAGTTAGTTGAAGCGGTTTCAATTGTCAATTCCAAACAAAGCTGCAACACCATTGCGCTTCATTCTTTTGGTTGTTTGTTTGGGTTGCAACATTGATCGCACTGTTGGATCATTCGCGATTAGATCCACCATCAGTGCCTTGACTTGGTTCTTCAGTCGTTCTGGATCGTGTTCAGATACAACTTCAAATTCATATTCCACAGAAGCACCATCATGATTGGCATCTTCTCCAGCCATTAGGACGGGTCCACCTTCATAGTTCATCCAGTGATAGCCATCTGGCGCAGACACAGCCACTGAAGACGGTCCTTCTTCATCTTCGTCTTCATCGTGCTCCGCTTTGTCTTCATCTTCGTCATGGTCTCCATATGCATCTTCTTCATCATCTTCATGCATACCCATGTCTTCATCATCTTCATCTTCGTCATGCATACCCATGTCTTCATCATCTTCATGCATACCCATGTCTTCATCTTCGTCTTCTTCTTTCATCTTTCTGAACACCACTGTGTATGAATCACCATCGTCTTGGACTTCCAAGATCTGATCAGTGATTCCATACAGTCCACGGATTGCAAGTGCTTCTGCATTTGCGGGCACGGGCACAGCCGATATTTCTAACAATTTGGGGGATGTCATCAATGCTCCTTTTTCACCATATGCTTCATGATCTTTGGGAAGACTTCGTCTTGGTGTAGATTCACCGGGACTGAACCCCACACTCACAGCAGACATGAAGCCTTCTCTGAATTGTCTTGCTACAGTCTGACCAAGTGGATTGTCTGGACTATCATCCCACTGGATCTCAGCAATCAAATCACCAGAACGTGGATCAATGTCCAGATTCACGGTCTTCCCAACTGGTGGAAGATCATAGTTGTGACCAAATTGGACCACGGGATTGTTCTTGTAGTTTTCCAAATCGGCGTTCTTGTCCCACACCACAATGTCTGCATACCTGTCAGGATTTGACGTGCTTGCAACCACCTTCGTGGTGTTGCCCTTTGTGGTGGATTTGATCGTGAAGTTCCGGTTCATGGTCATCAGTCTATCTCTGGAATGAAAGTGCATCTGCAGTTAATGTTCATCCCTGCAGTCAGTTTGCTGTCTCCAACAAAGTTCCCTGGTGCAGAAGCCTTAACACCTCCAGCGTACCAGAATCCATCTTCTCCCCTGTTCTTGTTGTGAAGCGCTCGATGCTCATCCCGAACGTTTTCATCTCCAGCTGTCAACCACTTGAAGCGGACTTCAAGACCCACAGCGTCTGAGGCTTGTTGCCATGCAGAGACACCACCTGCATTGACTGCTCTTGTGGATTCTGTTCTTGCAATCGTCAACGCTCTCGCAGGTGCAAACCCATAACTGACCTGCAGCATCTTCTGCAGTTCATTGTTGCTGAGACCTTCAGCGAGACCATCCCTGATTGTCTTATTCACTGATCTCCTGGTGTTGGATTCAATGTCTTTGATGAACCGCGCAAGATCCTCATCCACCAAATTGTCAATTCTTTGTTCTGGAAAAATAAATTCTTCAGATAAGTCTTGGGGCATTGACTCGATTGCGGCGCGAATGCTGTTTTGATACGCATCAGCAAATGCTGGACGCATTGCTTCATCAATCTCTGCAGCTTCTTCACCAAGATTCAGCAACTCTTCAAGCCATGGTTCATCACCTTGCTTGATGATTACATCAGGATCAATCTTGGGTCTTGCATTGATGCTTTTGCGGAACGGGTCCACAACGTCCTTCAACCGTCCTGCAATCCTTTGCACATACGCGTCAAAATATGATTGGATTGCTTCCTGCATCTGCTTCTCTGCTGGTTCTTGAACCTTTTCAATGAAGTTCTTCCAGACAGCATCGTCCATGGATGTTCGCTTGATGTGCTTCTGATCTTCCCGGTCCATCTGATTGACAAGCTTGTTGGACCAACTGACTGCAGGATCTCCACCCCATAGAGCCCACGCAACCCGTCCTGCTGATGGATAGCCGTCTTCACCAGGGCTGAATCCCTCACCAGTCTTGTCTGATTCATGACGTGCAAACCATGCACGCATCTTCCGCGCTTTGTCAGGTGATATGTCTGCACCATTCACCATTCTGGTAGCCCAAGACACTGTGTCTGATTGCAGTCCATCACCACTCAGGCCGTCTTCATGCCATTGAAGGCCTCTTTTCAGCTCCGCAATAACTCCATCAGGAACAGAAAAGTCAATCTCTTCATACTGTTTGGTGATCAGATTGCAGAGATTTTTTTTTTGATTGGTCTTCTCTTTGGAAGACATTGGATGTTCTTTGGGAAGAAGATCTGTGTCATGCTTTCCAGATCTGAAGCGGTCATTCTTCAACACATATATGAATGATTTCACTCTGGCATATGCCCATTCTTCTGGAGAAGAGACTGATGGTCTGACGCTTCCAGGATTGGTGTTGTATGCTCCAACACCTCTTTTGAATACTGTTCCAAGCGTGGATGCTGTGGTCTTTCTCCAATCAGCGAGTCCATCAGAATCCACCATTTCATTGTGTTTCTTTGCTCGATTCCTCAGACCCTCTTGCACTGCTTCAGACAAATCAGACAGTGAACGCTGTTCTGTGTCTTCTGTTGGTGGTGATGCTCCAGCAAGGATTGCACGTGCTTGGTCTTCTGACACAGTAGGGAATGACACCTTCATCAGAACCACTGCTGATTCTACTGAAAGCAAACCTTCTGCAACCTGCTGCAGAATGGTCAACATGCTGGAGATCTGTGCTCCATTCAGTGCTGTTGCTGCAAGCGGTTCTGATCGGTTTTCATTCTCTTGTTCTGGATTTGGTTCATCTGCTGGTGCTGTTTCTGGTGCTGTTTCTGGTGCTTCGTCTGGAGCGTCTGGAGCAGCTGCAACATCTTGCGCTTCAGTGATTGGAAGATCTTCAAATCCTTCATACGCTGCAGCCACACTGAGGGGAACGCCGGTCATGGTCCAATCCAACACCCTCTTGACTCTGTCTGTCCTGCTTTCTTGAAGGACCGCAACACCACTGAAGTCATGCTTCACATGAACATCTTCATCACCAAACATCCGTGCAAGTCTTGTCAGTTCAGCATCAATGAGCGCTGCACGTCCAGAGAGTCCTTCCCAATACAGCTTCAATTGGTTGTTTGCTGTTGCAAAGTTCTGCGACTCAATGCCGAGCCTCACGGGGACGACTCCGAAAGCTGACATGGTTGCTGTCCTGACATAGTCACGAATAGAAGAAAACTCCAATTCACGTGGACTGAATGCAAGCTTCTGAAATTCAGCCTGTCCACCCATGATCAAAACACCCGACCCACCTTTTCTCATTTGGGATTCATACGCTTGACGCAGTGTGTCAATCTGTCTTTTGTTCCAGATTCCTTCTTCTTTCGGTGACAGGATCCCTGTGGGCTGTCCTGTTGCAGCAGTGCGTGCAGCAAGTTCTGACTGTGCCTTCTCAGTCATCAAATCATTGTGCATTGGTTGCACTGACCCAACACCCCACAGGGATGTAGGATCATCAGACCAACTCGGTTGTCTGTAGTGCAGCACCTGTTCATGTGTGTAAACTGCTGGATGTGTTCCAGATTCATAGTGGTATTGATCTGGTTGTCCGTCTTGCAATGGTGAGATTGTCACTCTGGATGGATGCAATCGGAGCAGACTCTCTGGTTGACTGTTTCCAGCTATCAAAGTGTAGGCATTCCCAACAAGGACCAAATCTGTATAGAGCTGACGTCTGAACTGCACTCCAGAGATTCTGGAAGATGGCTGATCAAGCAGATCCAGCAGTGGATGACTGTCCAGCATCTCCGCATCTGCACCTCTTCCGCGATACACGCGAATGGGAACACCACTGAGATCTGTGCTAATTGCTGTCACACATGCATATGGAAAGGGGAAAGCAGCGAGCACTGACAGCGCTGTCTTGCTGTCATACTGTGGTCGGAATCCATGATCTGAAATGTAATCTGCACCAGCGTCATGATCAATCTGTCCATCAGGGTTGACAGACACCAGACCGACTGCTTTCAGCAGCCTCACAAGCGCATTCTCTTTGACTGTTAAATTTGACACGTTCACACTCTACCTTTCTGAACCAATGTTGTCATCCTACATGCAGAGACCCACTCCTGTACAATCTGCTGCAGACATAGCGAGCAGCATCCAAAAGGTGATCAGCTTGGGATGGTTTCGGTCTGTCTCGACCTTCACCAGTCCCGCGATCGTCCCAAATATATGATTCAATCTCTCTGATAAAGTTCTTGCAGTGATCAAAGACAAAGAACGCTGGATATCCAGAAGCATCTGGAAGCAATCTCTCTGCAAGATGATTGATTCCAGCAGCAACAGAATTTGGACCCTTGCGTGCAGGTATGTTTGCAATCCCGTGATCTCTTGACAGTGCAAGTCTTGCACCACGGTCTTCTGGATCACAGACAATCCATTCTGGTTGACCGTGCTTTTCAATCAGCTTTTTGATCTCTACTGCATGCTGATTGATTGTGGCCTGACTCCGATAGTATTCATCCACGATCCACATTCTGTCATCATGATCCACCTTGCAGACAACAATCGCTGTGGGTGCACGGGTACCCCAATCAATCCCAAAATAGGTGGCCCAAGATGGATCAATGTCAATGGGTGCAACCACATTCCGCTGTCTGGACCAATCTTGATAGACACGCCCTTCCAAGGTGGTCCATTCTCCCTTTGCTCTTGCTGCTCTTTCATGGCTCCCATACTGTCTCAGCAGACGCTCCAGTGCACCTTCTGGAAGATGTGGATTGTCCACGCCATGAATATAGTGCACCCGTGTGTCATCGGGTGTGTCTGCAATCCATCTGTCATAGAGCCATGTCATCCCTCTGAGTGGTGTCATGCTGAACAGCATTCTTCCTTTTCTGTCCACCAATCTCATCAATGACTCATTGACCACTGCTTGGTCATTGGGTTCTTCATCAAACCAACACAGATCCACTGACGATCCTTGGAATCCATCCCTCCCCTGCTCCACAGACTTGAAGAGGCATCGACCACCAGATGGAAGACGCACTTCAGCTTGTCCGTATCCATACTGATTTCGCCACTTGGCATCTGGTGGGAGATACTTTGCAATCGCTGGTCGCAAGTATTCCCGCGAATCACCGGAATCCAATGCAACAGCCCACACTGTGGATGGTCGATTTGGTATGGTCAACGGGTCAATCTGATTGTTGTTGCACCAGGCTTGCACAGCGTGGTGTTGACGTCCAAGGATGTTCGCCACCACAAACTGAGCACAGCCCTCTGTCTTGCCCGATCTATTGCCACCACACACAATGGTGACCAGCTCTCCAGGGCTCTGAAATGCTGCACGCTGTGATGTCTTTGGGTGTTCTCTGTGCCACAATCTGGCAAATGCAAGGGGATTCTCCCGCTTTAGATTTGACAGCACATCTTTGCTGTTTATGGCTTGAAGCACTGCTGCAGCACTGGTCATCCTGCACCAGCCTTGGTGGATGTTGGTGTGAACAATCTCCCCTGCACTGGTGGTCCAGTCCTGTTCATCTGATCACACTCTGGACACCTCCATGACGTTGTGACTCTTGCAGGTGGGTCAGAGATCACTGCAGCTGCTCTCATCGCTGCTTGATATCCTTTCCCACCACCAGCAATCTCTGTCATGCAATATCTGCAGACCAGACGCATCACTTCACCTCTTCGATGTCAATCATTCGCATACTTGATCCCCCCATGATGTCCAACCACTTCTTGACTTGCGAGCAAACATCTCCAGATATGGTCCTTCACTGCGTGCCTCTATGAGTTCATAAAACTGTTCAGGCTTTGCGCTATGTTCCCCTCGCTTTGCATGTATCCATGAGCGCAATGTGCGATCGTCTGTCTTGACTTTGAATCCTTTTCCCCTTGTGCCAAACAAGAGCAATTCATGCTGTCCCCTAAAGTATTGACCCAATCCAATTCTGTCCTTGGTCCACACAATGTTTGTCTTGTATTGGAATCCCAAAGCATCCATCAGCCAAAGTGCATCACTCAAGTGATTGTTGGTCGCCCACATGTATAAATGGGCATCATCAGCAGGACACCACACACCAGACTGCATGATGACCCTTGGCATGTCATGCGTCTTCACAAGTCCATAGTGACGATCCGCACCACGCTTGATTCTCCCACCACCAGTCTCCTTCCAAGGTGGGTCCATCAATGTAGTTGCAAACATCATTCCACCTCTTCGATGTCAATCACTGGAAGCTGTGGGACAGGGACACCAAGAACATCACAAGCTGCAGGAATCGCCTGAAGCAGTTCCGCTGCAAGACGCGGAGCATCATCAATGGTGTGTACATTGTGATTGATGTCCATCTTTGCTGGTTCATATACTCCAAGCGCTTGACCCTCCAGCTGAAGCAATCGTGCTGCAGCCATACTGTGACCCGAATCAAATGATCGAACCTGTGCACTTCTGACCCGCTGCAACCAATCAGCCTTACCTGCTTTGCTGTCTGTTTCTGCAACCTCTTCAGTCCATTGCTGTCTGATCAAAGCTGCATCCCTTTGGATCTGTCTTGGTGTCACGCTGTACTGTGCTGACAGTCTCATCTGTGCTGATCGGTTGTATTCACCAGACATCAAAACTGATTCCACTGCAGCAAGTCTGACAAGCACATCTTCATCTGTGTTCTTTCTTCCGGCCATACATACAAGTATGACATACTTTATGTCATGACCAGAAAAAGACTCATTCTGATGTTCTGTTCTTCGATGCAGTTCCTGTGTCACACATCCCCCATCTGACACAGCCCTGTTCACCTGGAAGTGATTCAAACAGTTCAAACTGTCTTCCACCACGCTTAGTCCGTGCCCACTCCACAACCTTGTCAATAGGCCATGCGAGACCAGACCTTTTGCCTGTTGCTGGATTGATGTCACCGGTCGGTGATTGGAACCATCCTGTGGGTGTTCTCAGGACCTCTCCTTTGCTCTCAGCTCTTGCAACCCTGATCTGATGGATGTCTTTTTCCAAATCAGACAGAAGGGCGATTCTTTCTGGACTACTGCTCGCGATCCTTTTGATCTCTTCTTTGCGTGCATACACACATGGATAGCATCCCACTCGGTCCACAGGGTTATCCCCTAAATACATGGGATTCGGTCGCACACCATGACGCTTGTGGATTTCAATGACGTCTTCTGTCTTCCAATTTATTAGTGGACGCCACACTTCACAGTCGCCAGCTTCAAACCATTCCCACTCATCCATCATGGATCTTGCTTTGCTTTCTTGTGCCCTGACTCCAACCACGCTGATGGGTTCTTCTTCCATGGCTCTCAGATAGTCTTTGGCTGCAAAGACTTTGAGATTCTGCGTGCACCATCGTGACAGCCTTGCTGGAAAGACACCCTTGTGGATGCACCATCTCACCATTGGTGACCTGAATCCCAATCGTTCTTCATATTTGACAGCAAGAGCTTCCGCTTCTGGTGATTTCAATTCCGGTTCTTTGCTGAGATGTTGAATGGGTCCAATCTTGCTTGGAAGATATTCATTCACATATTCATATGTGTCTTTGTGTTCCCATCCAGTATTGAAAAAGATTGCTTCATACGGAAGACCAATCTCTTGCAAATGCAAGCAGGTTGCAGTGCTGTCCTTCCCACCTGAGACACTGACCACCAATGTCCTTCCATTGATTTTTTCTTTGAGCGCTTTGATCTCTTCTGTCGTCATCTTCATCCCTTTTCAAGTAGCCTGTCCAGCTTTGCTACAATCTTTTGCTGAATCTCTGCGCGAGTCACCAAGAAGTCTTTTGCATCTTCTTCTCTCTCCTTTCTCGCTTCCCTGATCACTGCATCATACCTCTCCCGCATCTTCTCTATTCTGCTTTCATAGTCTTCATTGATCTGACGCAGCTGTGATTGGAACGAGTCCACCAGCTTGTCATGACGCTTCTGAAGACTGAAATGCTGATAGATCAAAAAGACTGCGAACAGTCCAAGATGACCCGCTGAAAGCAGTTGTTCAATGATTGCATCCATGTCCATCCTCCTATGGTGCAATCCTATCACCCATATCCATCCCTCTCCCATCCAGATCCCTTCAATATGAAGCTGCTCCGTGAAATCTGCTTCACCATCTGATGCTGTTTGTCTTGGTTCTGTTTGCATTGATTGCACACTGGTGCATCTGCATTGAATGACTGCAGAACCTCCACTGTGTGTCCACACTCTTTGCACATGTATTCATAAAGAGGCATCTTCAGACCTTGCTTGTGATCGTTCATATACCTCTGGAAGAACACTGTCTTTGAAGGATATGTGTGGCTCTTTGTGAGTCCCGAAGAAGATCTTGTCCGTGAAATCATCTGCTTTCCATTGATTCACAACGTCTGACCATACAGGGAATGCACCCATTGCAAGCACTCGACCCTTCTCACAATCACATGCAGCCACACCAGACCAGACCTTCTGCTTCCCGTGCATTCTGAACCACCTCACCAACTGTCGCATTCCAGTTCCGTTGCACGCTTTGCATGCTCTATGTGTGACTGGATCACCTACCTTGGTTTGTGTGCTTGCAACCATCACCTCTCGAAGTCTTGCAACTGTTGGAAGCTGCTTCGATGTTCTCAGAAGTTCTTTGGTCCCTTGAATCAGATCTGAATCTGAAACATCTTCAAGCTGATCCATCCACACCATGATGCTGTCATCGATCCACCATCGCGGCTTGTTGTGGTTGTTTGCTATTGCTTCAAGTGTCCTGATGATTACTGCTTTCGATGCCATCTTCCCAACTCCATTCCAATTTGATTGATGTGTTTTGAATTTGATTGTGTTGTGAATTCGCGCACGCGATCGGGTGAATCACGGATGATACGTGGTGAATCTTGGGTGATTCTGTTCTGTAAGTCTTCAGAATCATTGTGCTCCGGTGGGTGACGACTTCCAACAGTCTTGGGTGACACCATCTTCAGCCACTGTTCATGGTCTTCTGCAACCCTGATCAGCATCTTCCGTGCATAGTGTTCAGTCCATCCAAAGAGTCTTGCAATCTGTCGTCTGGTGGGTCTCTCTCCATCTTCACGCTGAGACCACACCCACAGATACACCACCAATTCTGTTGCTGGTCGTTCTCTTGTCCATCGTTCTGTGGCTGCTGCAACTATTAGACCTCTCGGTGCAGGGTGCCATATGTTCACTAAGTCACCTCCATGGGTTTATGGATGATGATTTCTGTACGTGCATGGTTGTGTAGCTTCTCAGCATAGAAACATTCAGCACGTATGGAGCACACCTGTCCGTCGTCTTCATACAATATCCCGTTCAGCGAATCCTTGACAGCTTTCAGAACATTGTCCAGATCTGGTCTGACGCAGTGCGGGACCAGACCCACTGGTGATGACTTCTTCTGCAGATATTTTGGACGCTTGAAGATAGCGATCACAGTCAATCTGATTGGTGTCTTGGGTGGCGGTTTGTTCCGTGCATACTGAGCAGCAAGAGTCTGAATGTCTCTCTCATATTGCTTGGTGCGCTGTGGTGTGTAGTGAGCGATTCCAGTTGCAGTGCGGAACGATCGTGCACGTGCTTTTGGTATTGGGTCACCGGGTACAGTGAATTTGCACCATTGTGTCCATTGAATCATGTTATCGTACCTTTGAGCACATTGCTCTTTCTGTCGTAGCCCACCACGTATCCAAAGACCTCTGGATGCGTGGTGGGCTTTTTTGACTATCGGAAAGTGACACCACGATTGACCACAAGACGAGCACCTTCAATCTCCCGTCCATTCTTCAATGCGGACTTCAGTGCAATCTTGTCAATCTTGTGGATGACTTGTTCTGTGATCAGAGAAGGATCATTCTTCAACCACAGCTTGATGAATGCTTCTTCATCATCAATCTCCAAAGAGGTTCGATCCGACACAAAGACGGTCCCATGGTCCGATAGGAACTTGCGCCCCTTTTCATGGTCCACTTCCATTCTTGCTTCCATCAAAGCAAGACATCTGGTGCTGATTCGATTGATCTCATTCCTGCACTGCTTTTCCAGCTTGCTGAATCTCTCCCTGTTTGCTTTTGCTCTCTCAGCTTTCGCAAGCAGCATCTCTCTCACATATCGATACTGATCAATCTTGTGATCAGAGTCATTGAAGAAGTCTTCAATCTCATCATTGATGACACCAAGCAACTCCCCTTCTGATCCCCACAGCTGTTCAATGATTGATTCTGCTCTGCGCATCAGCTGCAGACCCGTGGAAGGTTTTGTTTCTGTCGTTTCCATGTTCTCTCCTTTAGTATGGAATGTCTTCATCACTGAAGAACGGCGGTTCTTCTCTTTGGTTGACTTCGTCTTGATGCTGACCATCCAGCACCATACTCTCTGCAAGGTTTCCTGCAATCACATCCACCTTCTGATTGTCTGCATTCATCATCTTGATGTCATGCAGCTGTTTGTCCCACCAGTCCACATCCCATGATGACCATGCATAAATCTTGTCCCCTTTCTTCTTGGCGCCGGTACACCTCTCCCCTGCACTACAGACAAAGAGTGGCTGCTTTCCTTTGGCTGTCCCGCGATTGTCGTACACCATCGATCCACAGTGTGGACATGATGGATCTCCATTCTTTGCTGAACGGGGTGCACGATTCTGGACGGAAGTGTCACGGGGTTGTGCATTCCCGTTCTCGACCATTGGTGCATGTGTCATCTGTGCACCAGAAGAACCACTGAATGTCGGGTCTTCATCGTACTGACCCAACTCATCTGCAGTGCATCCAGCATATCCACAGAAGGAGCGCAGTGCACGGTTCATCGCTCTTGTGTGTGCCATCCTGACAAAGTGTGGAACGATGTTTCTTCCAACATTGTTGCGAGTGGCGTCACCCATCGCAGTGTGACTGATCTCCCCATCTGATATGGTGACTGTCACTTCCACGTATGTGGGCCACCCATCATCACCATATTGTCTTTCGATGTGGTCAATGGTGCTGCTCCATGGCTTTCCACGATGATTAGCAAGCCACACCAGCCCTACGTGTGTGATGTATGGCTTCCGCTGAATCTCTTGCACACCATCTGAAGGGAATCCGTCTGGAAGATTGTATGGATCAAAAGTCATGACAGACCTCCAACGCTTTCCATGGTGTCATCTTTCTGCAGTGTGATGATGTCTCCATTGGATGTGATTGTGTTTACTCCAAGCGAATTGAAGATTCCACACAAAGCATCTGCACCTCTTGGATCTATGTACAACACAGAACACAGTTCCTCAGCTTGTAAGTATGAGCGTTCATCCAGCTCCAGTGTCCGTCCTATGTTGGGCTGATCTGGTTCAAAGACCGTTACAGTGAATTTTGGTATCGCTCCAGCTGCTGTTGTTCGGGCCATTCGCTTTGAAATTTGGATGTAGTACTTCCGATCAATCTCCAGCACAAATCTGACGCACTCTTGAGAGTGTCTGAGATCAGAATTGGGCCATTCCCAATCAGGGAATTCCACTTTCCTTTGATCGGTCGTATTGTTTCGGAGCATGTCGAACGTGTCATTGACCATGCTGTTGCATGGGAAAATTGAAGTCATTGCTTTTCCTGTCGTTGTGCCTTGATTGGCTGTTGAATGTTAACTGATCTCTGAACTTTCTTGCAGACATTTTCTGTCCACTTCGTGCTGCGTGCACAGATACTGGATGACGGACTTGCGCACCAGCTGCGCAACTGTGACCATCTCCACATCTGCAGCGTGCTTCACGTGTTTCATCTCTTCAGCATTGAAGCAGATTGTGATTCTGCTGTTGCGTGGATTGTCGCTCTTTGGCCTTCCAGTCTGCTTTGCTTTCATCCTGCTCTCAATCTCAGCAGGACTGATGAACGGATCAATTGCATAGACCATCGCTGATCTTCCAGATCTTGTCTTGCGCTTCATCCCCGTTGCATAGATCACACCCTTTTTTTCAAGACCTCTGCGACGTGCAGAGACAGTCTGATGGGATCTCTTTGTCACGTTCTCCAGCTCATCATCTGTCCATCCCTCTGCACCTGATGCGATAAACATCACCAGAAGCTGTCTCTCTATGCTTGGAGCGTGCTGCACCATGGACTCTGCAGCTGCTTTGCTTGTTTCGCTTCCCTTGACATATGGAAGCACCTGTCTCTCTTCTATCGTCATGATTGTTCTCCTTCAGAACGGTTTTGTGGGTTCGATCAAGAATGTCTTGATCGCTTGAAGTTCTTCATCTTCGTCAAGTTCAATGGATTCACCAGAACAGACATCAATAGAACCCAAGATTGAAAAGTGCTCCTGCTGTCCTTCAGTGTGGAACGACTGTGGAACCTCTGGAGAATGTTCAATCTCCACTTCCACTTCAATGTGTCTGACCACTGTGATGGTTACGAAATCTTTTGTCTTCATTTGTTTTCTCATGATTGCTCCCACTCCAAAAGAAGTTCATCTTTTTGACGCTTTTGCACACCACGCAGTGCACCTCTTTTCCGTGGACCAAGCACGTGGACTTTGTCCGGCGAGCCCTGGACAGATTGTTCTGAACAAAAGAATGGTCCTGTGGTCCGCTGACGAATGTGCTGCACGTCCATGTGTGATTGATAGCCACTGGTGCCCACATATGGTGGGTCAACATAGACAACACCAGGACTGAACTCCACACTCTCCGCGCATTGATGCAACACCGTGCAACCATGCAGGGCGTCCAATGCTGCGTGCAGCCGATCAATGATCTTCTCTGGTGTGAAGATAGTCGGTCTTGGTTTTGTCTCTGGTGAGTTAGGACCGGGTTCCCAATACCCACGCGCACTGTATCCCCTGGACCGTCCTGCATCACCTCTGATCCAACTTTGTCCATCATGCCACACTGGTATGCTTCCATATGATGCAGCCTGTAGGATCAAAAAAGATTCCGGTGAATAGGTCTGTGCAACTTCATTCATGACCCATTCTCTGACCTGTCTTGGATCTTCTGGTCTGTCATGCAGAAGCATCCGTTCAATCAGATCTGTGTCCAGCTCACCAGTGACACCAGACTTCCAAAATTCACCCCATGGTCCAGAATCAATCATGATCAGATTGTTTGGTTGCAGTCCTGCTTCAATCAAAGACAATGACACTGCACCTGAACCAGCTCCAACATCATACACAGGTTCAGCAGAGCATGACAAAAGGTGATCAGCAATCTGTCTGGACCACCTGCGCTTCCCACCTTTGTATCCACAAACTGGAACCAATCTCTTTTTTGTATTGATTGACATCATGCACACTGCATCTTTCTGACGTCTTCCAAGCGTCCATCAATCACAGCACGATTGAATCCATACTGTTCACCAAGATCCAAGACCTCTGACTTCGTGATGCACCGATTCTGAATCATCTTGTGCAGTTGCGCATATCCCCACCACTTATCAGCTGGATCTGTATTGATGTGAATGAACATGTCACAGACACGTGGGATTGTCCGATTCTTGTACAACTCTGCACCACACCCTCTGCACGCAACAGCAGACCATCCAGCAAGTGCAACATGAGTCTCCTGCAAGCAGCAAGGACACACCACGTCCACCACATAGAATCGTGATCCTTGACTGCATGTGATTCGGGTCTTGTTGTGAAGTTCTGCGAACACACGCACAGGTTGCTGTGGTTGCGCATCTGCCAAGATTTCAAGATTCATGATGTTGCTCCTTTCTGTCTGTAGGTTTGTCCTACTCTCTGAACTATATATGTGTTTCAAACATACTGCAACCACTTTCTATTCAATATTGATCTGTATCAATTACTGAAAGAAAAGTGTTGACTTCACTTTCTCGCAGATATAAACTGATGGGGCGTTCCAAACCTACAGACACAAAAGGACACCCATGCTACCTGACAATGTGACCTTGATGTTGGGCGATTGCTTTGACATGCTTCCAACGCTGTCTGATCATTCAGTAGATTTCATTTTTGCTGACATGCCATATGGAACTTCTGGATGTAGGTGGGACACCGTCATCCCACTGGAACCGTTGTGGAAAGAGCTGGAGCGAATAATCACACCCACAGGAGTCATTGCACTGACTGCAACCCCACCATTCAGTGCTGTTGTGACATGCAGCAACCTCAAGATGTTCCGGTATCGTTGGGTGTGGGACAAGATTCAAGGTGGGAATTTCCAACTTGCAAAGCTTCAACCAATGAACAATGTGGAAGATGTTCTGATTTTTTCCCATGGCAGATCAGCGAATGGGGCAAAGATCAAAGCAGCATACATCCCACAGATGACGCCACACATGAAGCCTTCCAAAAGCGGAGGACCACCATCAGTCAGCAGATTGTTGAATCAGAATTCAATGGTTGCTCAAAAGTCTGTCCGCACTGAAAAATATCCAACTGCACTTTTGAGGTATCCGAAGCCCCACAGTTCCAAACGACTCCACCCGACTCAAAAGCCCACAGCCCTGATTGAATACCTCATAAACACATACACCACAAAGAACCAAACAGTCTTGGACTTCTGCATGGGTTCTGGAAGCACTGGCCTTGCTGCATTGAACACGGGGCGTGGTTTTGTGGGAATTGAAAAGGATGAAGAATACTTCTGGAAGAGTCATCAGAGAATACAGAATCGGAAGAATGAACTTCCATTCTGATCAATCCACCCGGTCCCTCTTGGGACCATTTACGACAGAGAGAGAAACAATGAAATTGTACAATCAAACCTATGACGGCAGCATTCACGAAAAAGATCACAGTCATGATCTGTTCATTGACCTTGCACAGCGAGTCTTGGACCGTGTCAGAATGCAGCTGCAGCGTCCCTGCGCTGCTCATGACATCGGAGCACAAAAAGACAAAGTGAAAGCACTGCAGACGCTTCAGAAGATAGTGATTGATTCCACGATTGCAGACATCAGTGCTTCAACTCATGAAGAAGAGATTCCACTTCTTGTGGACTTTCAGAAAATGGATTTTGGTGACTTCTGTGTTCTTGTGCATGGCGCTGCATCCAAGGAGGCCACCAATGGCTGATGACTCACCTCTGAGTGGTGTGGTGCGAGCATTGCACAGTAGCGTCCACCCCGATGATATCAGCGAGTGTGCATGGTGTGGTAAATCACATCCATACTATGAGATGATGATGAATCGTGGTGAATATGCTTGTTGGGAATGCGTTGACCGTCATGCAAAGCTGAATGCGAAATGGAAAGCAGAAAAGGATGCTGCTGCTGTTAGCGGCAACGAGCAGACGTAGCTTGACAGATAGCTGCTTGATTAGCCATCTGGATCTGTTGAATCTCTATGGTCTTTTCAAGCAGCTTCTCCATCTTCTCCAATCGGTCTTGGACCTGTTGAACCTTGACTTCAAGAACGTCCTGCTCTGAAAGTCGAGACTCTATGGATTCCACTTTGACTTCCAGCGCTTCTGAATCATTAGCAACTGCTTCAAGCGTAAACCATCCACCACCTGCAACAAAGACCAAAGAGATCAAAGGTGCAACCCAATGACTCCATTCAATTGCATTGTTGTTCATTCTGCACCTCTGGTTGAATCATACGTCAGAACAAGTGTTCCAACAAGCAACGTGGTGGTGACAGCCACAAACCAAGGCTGTCTGTGTAGACTGTTATGCTGCTGCGCTTGCTGTCGCCAATAGTTCACATCATGCTGCAGTCTTTCTGTGTCCACTTGATACAACTCTTCCAACGTCTTTGCGTGCTGCTCAATCTGCAACAGGTGTGCATATGATGAAAGCGGTTCACAGATAGAAGAGCACACAGCAAGACCAGACTCCCCTGAAAGGAGATTGGGAAGCTTCTGACCAGCTCGAACCGGAACAGATTCTGGACACTCACTGTGTGCAGGATCTGGTGCATCTGGCCACTGTGGAAGGACTGCAGGTGATGCAGCAGCAGCCAGTGATAGCACCAGAAGATTCATCATGATCAGCGTCTTTTGTTTCCAAGCTGCGCAAGTCTCCCTGCAGCATCGTCAGACTCCAAGGCAGAATCAATCTGATCTTGATTGTCTTGCCCATGATTGATCACGATGTTTCTAACCTCTGAAGCGGGTTGTGATGGTGTCAGTGTCTTCTGCTTTGATCCTTGCAGCTTTTTCCATACAAAGCCAGCAAAAGCAATCACACCTGCAGCACCTATCACTGCAAGTGCGTCAATGATTGCTCCAAGCATGTCAACCATCTGATGAGGTATCTGCACCTTCTGCAGCCTTCCCATCCACATATCCTTGCCCGAATATGTACGAAACAATGACAGCTGCAGACAGTTGCAAAGCTTCACCAAGTTCAATCTCTTGTCCAAGGTATGCAAGGACAGGTGGAAGCAGTGCACCACAGAATGCAGCGATGAATTTTCGACTCTTGAATTTCTCAAGCATAGGTTCTCCTATTTTTCAATCAGGGTGTATGTGAACCGATCACCATATGTGTCAGCTGATCTCCTCACGATAGACAAAAAGACTTCCCAGTCATTCAGATTGGACAGGACCGTGCAACCAGCTGACCAGCGATTCACGTTTTCAGAACCACTCTCTCCACTGTGGTGGATGTTCACACCATACAGACCTTCAGTGATCGTCTTTGGGTCCATGTCCAGGATCTCATCCCTGTTGCGGTCCCTGAACACTTTGACTGGTTTCACCTGAACCAATGCTGGATACCTCTTTCTGTGCATCCCAATCTTGTATGCTCCGCGATATTGACCGGGACACATGATTGCAGTTCCTGCAGATCTCATTGGATTGTGCAACCAATACAGACCTGGATCTGTGGTGCATTGGAAGCTGATGTCAACCCATTGACCACAATCATCCTTGAATACACAGTGAAGATGATCATCAAAGAGATTGGATTGAAGTGTGGGCGTTCTGACACCAATCAAATTCAGATTCCACGCACCACGCTCAAAGATTGCATGTCCACGCTTCTTGACCTCTTGCAATACTTCTGGAAGCATGAATCACCTCAAAGTGGAAGCAGAACATCACAAGTGACACCCATCAGGTGGTGTGCTGTTCCATTTGCTTGGGTGAATCCGTCCACAATCTGGTTCCACGTCGCAGCTGCATTGGTCGATTCCCAAACATCCCCATCCTTGCAAGCGAGCAACCATGTGCTTCCATCCGTCGCCATGTCGTAGGCCGTGTCACCACTCATGGACATGTCCGCTTGGGACACATTGGTCATGCTCTTTCCATTCACATCAAAATACACAACCCGATCATCCAGTTCTGAAATCGCAGCAACGCGACCAGCAGCAGAAGCCATGATCATCCTTTTCTCTTGTGAATCTGGATGTGCAATTGAGCCAGTCCAATTGTCTCCAGAATCTCCAACCGAAAGTTCATCAGACCAGTCTGTGATGTCCGACGCTGCGCAAGATCTAAACCGTGGCTGACTTCCCCTGCTGTAGCAGATCACCCAACTATTATTTGTGTAGGTGATGCCCTGCATCGTTCCCGGACTTTCATTGTTGCTCCAGTTTGGAACGCTGACAGTGAAGGATGCACCATCATTGTTGCTGTAGTATATGCGGTCTCCTTGACCGAACATCCAATTACCTTGTCCGTCTGATGCAATTCCTTTGATGTCGTTGGCAGTCCCTCCACTGTGTCCGGTCAATCCAGAGAGATCAATAGCAGACCAATTCTGTCCACCGTCTATGCTTCGATAGATTTGTTCATTGTCCTGTTCACCAACAGCCATCCATGTCCCTGCAGCTGAACCGTCTGACCTTGCACCCCACATGATCTGCCAGAGAGAATCATTGGTCAGATTCACATCAGTCCAATCAGACACAGATGTCACATCACTTCCAGAGATTTGAATTTCTCTGGTAGATCCTGCGCTTGCAAACATGTAGATCCCATTTCCATTGTTGTCCTTGCCAAAGCCAGCATCAAATCTTTGTGGGGTCGCAGTGCTTGCTGTGTTGTCATAGCTGGTCCAGCTCGTCCGATCGGAATTAGAAGCGTGCATGCAATGCCCACCAGCTGCAGCAATCACCCAACGTGTTGCTCCAGATGCAGATGGACACGAGACACCATCAATCTTGTCCACACTGGCATATGCAACACCATCAATCTTCTCGATGCTACCAGCGGCGACGGTGTTCATCTTTTCCAGATTAGGCATCAGGCTATCTCAACAATGTTGAAGGATGGCGCAAAATAAACCATATCTGCTGTGACACTGAACCCCAGCACCTGAACAAGATCACCATCATCAGAAGGTGCTGTGCTTGTTGGTGGTCCCTCTGCTTCTGGTCCATATATTGGTTCACCAATTGTGAAGCTTGGGAATGATGCAGCATCTCTGCAGAATCCCTGCATCAGAAAGACTCCATCGGCATTTGCACTGATGTCTTCACCAGCCATCGCAACAATCATCTTCTTGTGCTGTCCCGTTGCGTGGTTTGCTTTCATCATCTTATTGTTGCCAGAATCGAAGAAGCACACATCACCGCGATTCATCGATTCACCAGCGGAAAAGATTGCTGTGATTCCAGATATGTTTTCATCAGCAAGCGTGCTTTGATTGATCTCCAAAGTGTTTGCAACGATGGTGCTGCTCATCTGAAAATCAAGAGTCCCATCACCGTCCTCATATGTGACAGAGATCCCCTGCTCCGTGTTACTGCTAACCATTGCACCAACAGTGTCTTGAATGACCTCTGTCAGTGCTACACCGTCCACAGTGATAGCGTCAGCTTCCAGCGTTCCATCAATGTCAGCATCACCACTGATGTCCAAGGCAGTGCAAGAGAGTGTTCCATTGGAAGAATTGAATGTGAGATTGGTTCCACTTTTGGGTGATAGATCACCAGTGGCTGCTGTTGCAAATAGAACATTGCAGCTGGTGTCTGATGACTCATCGGATACCGTGACAGCACTGGCAACTGCTGCTGTGCCAGAGTATCCAGATGAAGTGATCGTTCCCAATGAGCTTCCCGCATCAGCAAAAGTGATGGTCCCACCGTCCGCGTCAAGTGTGATACCACCAGAAGAATCCAGTGTGACAGTGGTTCCAGCAAGCGTTGCAGTCCCATCTGCTGTGATTCCAATATTCGCTGCATCTCCAGTGGCGTCAGTGGTGGCAATATCCAGTGTGCCATTGGTTCCCGCTGTGAATGTCGCAGTGTCTCCACTGGACCCTGTCATGGTGATGATTTTGCCATCAATCAAAATGTCATCCACTGTGACTTGACCAATTGCAGCTGTCACCCCATCAATTGCACCAGTGCAGTCCACGCCACTGCATGAAACAGTTGCACCAGTGATGTCACCTGATGCAACTTCGGAGACAGTCAACTTTCCAGTGGATGAATTGAATGTCAGATTGCTTCCCGTTTTCACAGGCAGTGTTCCAGATGCAGCTGTTGCAAATAGTGGAAAGCATGTTGTATCGCTTGACTCGTCAGCAACCACCACGTTGGTGCTGTTGGTTGCGTTGGTCGCGTTGGTTGCGTTGGTCGCGTTGGTTGCGTTGGTTGCGTTAGTGACTGTCACACCAGCGATGACTGTATTCAATGCAGTTCCACCCACTGTGACGGTTGCCGCTTCCATGTTCCCATCAAAAGACGCATTCCCGCTGCTCGTAAATGAGACCGCTTGCACTTGACCGCTTGCAGTGATGCCCGTTGTGGTGATGGCAGCTGTCTTGAGCGCTGCGTCTGTCAACGTTAGGTCTCCACTGCTCGCGCCTGTTGCTGACGTGGTGCACACGTGCCAAGAGTCTGCACTTTCATCCCAAATGAGTCCAGCATTCGCGTCACTTCCACGCTCCACAATGATTCCAGCATCACCAGAAGCGCTTCCAGTCCGACCATTTCCAAGTTCAATCAGTTGGTCTTTGACCACCGTGTTGGTGGTCTGAACAGAAGTGGTGGTTCCACTTACAGTCAGATTGCCGCTGATTGTTTGATCACCTGTGAGTGCAAGCGTAGAACCATCGAAAGTCAAATTAGATTCAGCTTCCAGCTCTTGTTGCTCATCTGCAACAGATCCAACTGTCAACACCCTGTTTTCAACTGCATTGTTGACTGCAGTCACTGCTTGTTCTGCTGTGCCCTTCATCGTGTTGTCTTCCCTTCAACCAGCACAGAAACAAACTGACCCACACGTCCAGTAATGTTTGCAATGTACAGTTTGTTGACTCGGTTATCTTTTCCTTCACCAGATACAATTTCAATTTCAGATGGTGAATTTGCACTGAGCTTGATGAAGTCATCATTGATGTTATCAGATGAGCTGGTGAATGACAGACGTGCTTTGTGTCCCTCTGGACGGATCGTGATCCTTCTGCACCAGTTTGGAATGTTCACTTGGGTTGCTTTGTCTGCACTGCTCCCATCCAACTGGAATCGCTTCACATCTGGTGAGATATTTCTTGAAAACGTGATTTCGGTCATTGCCATTGGACACCTCTTATCTTGTGCAAATCCTATCAGTAATCCGGATCAATGTCATCTTGGGGAACTCCAAGCTCATTCGCCAGTCTTCCATCTCCTGCAGGCACCAATGAGAATGTTGCATTGGCCTTCCCTGTTGCAAATCGTGACAGGGTCAGGTGGACTTTTGCACCTATCCAGTCCACCTTGACACTCATCACTGTGTATGCACCTTGTTGTCTTGCCTCGACAGAATCCACGCTTGTCAGCACATGATGCCGTCCAGCTGATGGTGTACCTCTCAGACCCCATCCATGAGCCCTGTTGGAATCTGTCACTCCCATGAAGATGTCCACTGTGTCCCCTGGTGCAAGGTGCGCAAATTTAAACCCGCAAAGACGCAACACCACCTGTCTTCTCTGTGCTGCAAACCACCTGGAGAAGATTTGATTGTTGAAGTAGTCAAAATACTTTTCGCCCAACACCTGTCCTGGAGCCACATCAGAAGTATTCAATGTGAATTGTGGGATGATCGGAGAGGTTCCATTGATGGTGTAATTCCCATCGAAGACAGATGGACTATCACTGGAATGATCAGAATCACTCTGCGTCAGCACTGAATAGATCCCTTTACTTTGTGGATCTGGAAGGTTGTATTCTGCTGATTCAATATCTTGTGCAAGAATCAAAGTGTCTGCGCTTCGTGGATATTTGTCATATTGTGGATGCGTGCACGCTCCCACACCATAGCCCCCTTCCTTGAAGCGTGGGAACACACCATATTTGGAACAGATTTTTTTGATGTCAGAGTATCCACTCTGACTCTCTTTGGTAAATGCTGCGAACATGGGAATCACACCCGTTCTTCTCGCTGAGACACCTGTAGATGCAGCCCATGCTTCATTGAATCTCCCATGTGCAGCATTGATGTCCATGATGTTCAAAGCATTCTTTGCTTCATCTACGGTCTCACCAAATAGCCCACAGACCATCTGGTGATGATATCCCATGGTGTAAATTGTGTTGACAATCTCTGTGACTGGAGTCCCGTGAATGATGCAGACCTGCTTCACTTTTGAACCGGCCTCCATTCCATGGTCTGTGTCCCCTGCTTGCTGCCTACCTAAATATGGGAACACAGCGTTGGAATAAACAGATCCCAGGCGCATTCTTGGAGTGGGGTCAGCACTGGTGAATAGTCCACTCGCAACCAAGAATGTGGATTCATTTTCTGTGTTGGTCACCTGGAAGAAGAGGTTGTGGAACCTGCTGCTCAGTGGACTCAATGGAAGACCATAGTGGAAATCCTGACCACCAAAAGAATCCACCTTCTTGTATGCATGACCTGTCCGAGTGGACGATTCAGCATCATATGGTGCTGTGAGGGTGACACCAATGCTTCCACCGAACGTGCCCACAGCAGTCATTGTGGTGAGATCCTGACCAACTCCAATCCCTGCAAACCAACTATAATTTGAAGCAGATGCTGCTCGATAGGTTCCATCTTCTGTCACTCTTTGCTGTGCTGCTTCCAGTGCGTCTGAGAAGTTCAGAATGTATTTTTCACCGTTCCACTTCAATCCCTTGAAGACTCCAAGGTGGATGTTCTCAAAGTCAGTGACACCACCGTGCTCCGAAGAACCGACCAATCGCATCTGCAATCTTGACAGAGTGCCTATGGGCATCTGTTGCGCAAGTTCTGCAGCTGCTCTCGTTACTTCTGCAGTCATGGTCATTCCAGTGTACTGGAATTTTCTTGGTGTTATGCTTTGCGCTCCCACTGATATGTTTCGAGTCAATCCAACCAAATACTGATATGCAACACCCTTGAATGCACCACTGAATGAATTGGTGTTGGGGTGGGAAGTGATTTCGAGAACCTTCTGATTGGAGGATTCCCAGTCCCCCACCTTTGTGCTGACTGCAGGAGTCCCGATCACCAGTCTGAATTGTGGTGCATACACCCGGTCATTCTTTAGTCTTTGACTGAATTCGTACGACCATCGCCCCATATCACACCTGAAATTTCATTGGATTCTTGATGTCGTATTGGGGCTGATCCACAGTAGCTATTCCGAGATTTCCATATTGATTCGGAACGGCTATCTCTTTGCGTGGGATCACATAGGTCAGGGTGATATCCAATGTGTATGCAATTCGGTGATCATGGGTGTTCATCATTGACCCCACTGCACCCGTTGGAAGGATCATGGTGGGGAAGAAGTCACTGAACCTGACTGTGGACCCTTCTGGAAAGTAGTCAAAGGTGGCGCGCTCCCTCAAGACATCTGCAGGATCAATCGTCAAATTGAAATTCTCTCCACTTGTTCCAATCCCCTCAATCACATGACTCTCCCTTTTTGCCACTGGTGGGCCAGATTCTATCGTGATTTCATCTTTGATTTGTGGGACCGCACTTGCACTGTCTGCATGATAGGTCGAAGTCTCATTTGGTCCCACCTTCAGCAAGGTTGCTCCTGGTTCTACCTCTACCAGCAACTGACAAGACCAAGCATTCTCTGAATCAAGACCGAATGCAACAGTTCCACCACGTTCCAAGTGATTGATCATGGAGTTCAAATCTCGGAAAAGGTTCCTGTCTGTGTATCGCTCCAAGACAATTCTCACATCCAGATATGGTCGGAGCAGCTCCCTCACTCGTCCACCGTCGATGGTGTATGTATCAATGATGTCTCTCTTGGGTGTGATCTGCAGATCACTGAGACCTTCAGACAGTGTGATTGTCTGGCGAGTCGTTCCAAGCTTGCTTTGATGCGGCCACCAAGTAAAGAAAGGGAATCCCATCATTGACCTCCATCAAAAGCTGGTAAATGGGTTGACTTGTCCAAAAAGATCATTCTCTGCACGTCCATGCGCACCAAGATCTCTGTCCAGCATGCGCCCCAAAGCGGGCACGGAATCTGGATCGACCACTGCAGTATTGATGGTGACTGAACTCTTTCCCCCACCTCCTGTGAATGCTTGCAGCCCTTTTGCTGTAGCTGTACCGCTTCCAGCACCATTGGATGGAATCACGTGCTCACCTTGATGGACGAGTGCCATCCCCGTCCTTGGGACATAGCCACCAGTCTGGAATGAGAAGCTGAAGAAGTCCTTGATTGCGTTCCACACTGTGGTCCACCATTTCGCAATCCCATTGAATAGCGCAAGTGGTAGATCACGAAACAGCAAGACAAGCAAGCGTGGAATCAGCTTGATCACCATCTGGAATAAAGCCTTTGGAAGATCCATGATCAGAACTGGAATCAGCTTCTCAATCAATGCAGGCAGAACTTCGATCAATGCCATCGGAAGATCAATCAGAAGCATGGGAATCAGTTCCGAAAGAATATCTGGAAGACCTTCAATGATTGATTTGATCCCATCAATCACACCCTGGACAGCTTCTTTCACCACTCCAGCCATTGCTTCACCACGGTCTGTCTGTGCTTCTGCTGCTGCAATGTCTTCTTCTGTCACCTCTCCAGCTTCACTGATTGCATCTTCTCCCAATCCCATAGCAGACAGCTGTGCTTCACTTGTTCCCGCTGCAAGCAGCTTGTCTCTCTGTGCTTGCATTTCTGCCTGTCTTTCCCCTGCAATCTCTCCTGCCTTCTCTGCAGCAGCTGCATCAAAAGCTGCATCACCTTGCTGACCAAGACCAATCGCTGAAGCGATTCCTGCACCAACTGGACCAGCTGCACCAAGTGCTGAGAGACCACCTGAAGCAAGTGCGTCAGTCCCTGCAGAGATTGCACCACCAATCGCTTCACCACGTTCTTGTCTTTGTGCTTGTGGAATCTGTGCTGCAATCGCATTCATCGAAGCGACCATCCCCGCTTCTATCTCTTGGAATCTCTGAACCGCTTCTGGTCCAAGCTTTTCTGCTTCCGCTTTGGCAGCTGCAAATTTTTTCGCCATGTCCTCCAGTCTGAACTGAAGCTTCTCCGATGCTTTGGTGTTTGCATCTGCAGACATCGCAGCACCACGGAACTGGTCCCGCATCCGAACCATGGACCCACCGAACTTCTCCAGATTGGCTGCATTCTTCTCTGCTTCTTTTGCTGCTTTCTTTGCTTGGTCCACTGCTTTTTTGTCAATGCCCACCAACGTCATGATTGCATCGGAGCCTTCTGGTGGCTCGATGTCTGCAGCAGCGTCTGCAGCTTTCTGAAATCCGGTAGCCATGGTTTCAATCCTTGTGACCACCTCCTGTCCTTTTTCAAGAAATGCTTGCTGCTTTTCGCGTGCAGCATCGATTGCATCTGTTGTGTTGGACAATTCCCGATTCATTGAACCAATGGTTGCTTCAGTTGCTTCCATCGCACCACCAAGACCTTCCTGGATCTTTGGACCAATCAGTGGGATCTGTGTCAGGCTTTGCATGGAGCTGAGTGCAAATTCGGCCATTGCTATGGCAACAAGTCTGATGATCTGTTCCATTGTTCCAAATCCAACTTTGGCCTGCTCAATAAGGGCAACAAAGCGGAAGAAGGAATCCACAACAAAGACGAT